GCTCAAAGTCCTTCCAGCCATATTCGTATGTGCCTATGTGCCTGATGTGCATCGATAGCTCATGGTCTACATACGTCTGAAAGCCCTCAGAACCAGCCTTGACGCAGAAATATACATCCTCACCACATACACCGTTAGAACCCCATCCAGCATCAAACCAAGGTCTACCAGTCTTCTCAAATACTTCCTTACGGATCATTACAGCACCAAACCCAACCGCTGTAACCTCCTCGATTCCCTCTTTACCGCGAGAATCTACATTCGACCACTTACGAACCTCAGTCTCGCCATCCATGTACCTAGTCAAAACCTTTGCCGTAGGTGTGACAGGCTTTCTCCGAGTCGTAGCATTAACCCCAACGATAGGCACATTGCGGCTTAACAAGATGTCAATGATGTCTGGTGGGAACCGCATATCGCTATCGATAAACAGCAATGCGTCACACTTTTCACTCAAAGCAACCTGCGCTAGCTTTTCCCGTTGATCGAAAATCAGCGTTCCCGGCATTGTGTAAAGGCTTAGTCCACCTTTACCGTCCTTGCAACGAACTGACGCATCGTGTGCTGTCATCCTCGCAAAGTCGAAAGCAAAACCAGTATGAACCTCATCCCTACACGGTACGCAAACTCCTACTCTCATATAGTTCCTCGATACGTCTTACAGGCTTGACCAAGTTCTGTGCCGTTAAGAAACTGTGCGAATCTGTCTGTATCTATAACAGCAAACCCTCGCATAATTCCTTGCTTGTTCAGGTCATCAATCACCGTATATGGAATCCTTGCAACGTGATGCATCTCGTTGAGGAAACCTGTGCGCTGCTTATCGAATTCTCTTTGAGCCTTATTAGCCTCAAGAATCTCCGTGATGTCCTGCTTGGTCTCGATGACAATCCCACCGTCACCGTCTGCGTGTACTGTTTGAGTCCGTATCGGGTTGCTCATAAATTCCTTGTTTTAGTGTTCCTACAACAAGAGCAATAATGCTTTCCTTATTATAGTTAGCCCCCACCGTTAGGCAGGGGCTATTTGCTACTTATTACAGAGCCATATCTAGGTCAGCAACGATGCCATGAGCAGCTTCGTTCTTGACTTCCAGAGTAACTTCAGCCAAGAGCTGAGTATTCTCGCTATCACCAGTCTTAGCCAGATCATTAGTCTGGAATGGACGTAGATATGCGAGTGCTGCGTACTCAGGATCAAGGATCAGAGCATCACGGGTACGCATAAATCTATTAGGTACTATAGAAATTTGGCCGAAATCACTCATGTAGAGATCAGCAGCACCCACAATGGTAGTAGGGGTATTGCCGGGAGCCATGTAACGCTGTGCAGCGATACCAGCAAACGACGATACCTTCTGCTTACCAGAAGCACCAACCATCAGAACCTTTGGCGAACCACCGGAGACAAACACCTCTGCAACAACAGTCTTCAGCAAAGCCTCGGTGAAGGTACGAACAGTACCGTCAGTACGGGTTGATACACCGATAGTTGCTGGATCAGCACCGTCAGAAGCCTTGTCCGAATTAGTCTTGATCCACGACAGGATCGAACCCAACTTACGAGCAACAGTCGATGTACCAGCCGAACGACCTTGGTTAGCCAACAGGATAGTTTCCAGATCGCGCTTCAGTTCAGCAGAAGCCTTAGCCAACTGATAAGCCTTTTCCGACTTACGACCAGCCTTGTTTACTGTGTCCAAAGTACCCGAAACCTGAACGGTCTTCTGGATGATCTGGGTGTAGTTACCAAGGCGAACCGTTGGAGCCAAAGTTGCCGATGTAGCGTCAGCACCTTCAATCGCAGCGTTAGCAGTAGTAGCCGCAGCCAGCGAATCAGTCTGCCACTCATGATACACGGCGGTAGCTTTGGTCTTGCCAATCGAGGACATGAATGGTGTCTCAGTTGGCGAGATGTTATAGATGATGTCGGTCAAATCTTCCCGCTGACCAATCGCGGTATGTGCTGTAAATGTAGGCATGATAATTCCTTATAAAAAACGTTCAAATGCTTTAGCGGCATCAGCGACCCTTCCGGTCTGCTTTGCCCTAGCCTTAAGTTTCTTCATCTCGTCGCTGCTATCACGAGGCTGTGAAACTCCCGATTTAATTACCTTCGGAGCCTCGTTAACCTTCTTCGTGATTCCCGGCTTTGCAGACTGTAGCTTGTCGTACTGCATTGCCTTCCACAACGTTAATACTGCACGCGAATCGTAAACATTCGCTAATTCATGGTCTGAGAATCCCGCCTTCATTCCGAATTCACGGAGTTCACGACGTAATGTCTCGCCCTTCTGCGGGTCAGCATACTCAGGGATTACCTCTGCCAGCTTACGAGACTCAGCCTGTACTACCTGACCAAGTTGCTCCTGCTGTTCCCTCTGTTGCTGATCGTAAATCCTAGCCTGTTCTGCTCTAACTTGGGCTAGTTGCTTCTCCCGCTGAGACAGTTCTGCGACCTTAACTGCGTAACCGATAGGATCGGTTTCCTTCAGATAGTCCAGATTCTCAGTTTCCGGCTGCTGGTTAAGCATCTGCTCAATTACCTGCAACCGTTCCGCATATTGGTCGCGGAGATACCTAGCTTCCTCGATACGCTGGCGTTCGGCCTCAACAACCTTGCGTTCTTCAGCTACAGCTTGCGATTTCTTCGTATAGTCTGTGCCAAGTTGATAAGATTTGATAAGCTCATCAAGGGTTACCTCACGTTCCTCACCAGCGGCTTTCACCCTGTATTTCGGAGGCTCCTCTTGCTCATCCTCACCCTCATCTTGTTCTACCTCCGATTCATCATAAGACTCCTCGGATTCGGCTTCGCTATCATTGGCTTCGAGTTGGGCTTCAGGTTGTTCCTGTTCGGAGCCTTCTTCCGCACCCATAAGACCCATGATAGCGTCGGCTGCACCACCTACGTCTAACTGAGTATTTCCCGATTCGGGAGTCATACTTCCAGTATCGCTCATATATTGTTTCCTAAATTATATCGGGAACTGCCCGACTCAGTTACAAAATTTTCAGCCGCTTTTCGTCTATCAGCTTCTGTGCCGATAGCCCTTCAAGGTAGGCCTCAATCTTCTCTAATGCCCTTAGCTGGTGGTAAGCATCCTCTCTTACGTTAGCCTCGCTAGCAGCACTCATAGCAAACCTGCTTAGTTCTACTGACCGGAGTTCTTCCATCATTGCCTGAAAGCCCTCATCCCTCAGTAAATGTTCAGCCCATTGGGATTTGTCCATTCGTACCCTTAGTCAGATTGCCTAACTCTTTAATCGCCTTCAGGACAATATCAGCCTGTTTGTTACGGCTGTCCTCGTCAGCAATGTCCATCGCCAAGATAGCCTGTAGTTGTTTAACAGCCAACTCAGCCTCTTTAATCCGCATCTCAGAAGCACTACGCTCCTGCTGCATAGACAATTCAATTCCCTTACGGGTGAACTCAGCCTCTAGTTGCTCTCTCTGCAAGCCTAGTTTCGCAGCCTCAATCTGAGCCTTAGCCTCGGTCTTTTCTCTCTCTACCTGAGCCAGCATCTGTGCTACTTCAGCCTGAGCATCTGGAGCAGGTGGCTGTGGCTGAGACAATGCCTCGTTCTGTTCCGGGCTGATCTCGTTAATGAACGCCTTAGCATCCTTGAATCCAGCCGATTCAATCAGTCTCGCTAGGGTATCCCGGTACTGAGCCACAGATACCACAGGATTTGATGCGCCAAACTGAGTCAGAATCTGCTCTTGCTTGCCGAGGATCATCTGCAACATGGCTAGCTTCTGCTCACGATCACCCGAACCAAGACCGACGTTAATCGCCACATCGTACTGATTCGTCCATGTACGAGGATCAAACGTTACAAATCGACCTCTCATGCGGACAATCTTGGCCTGATCCTGATACTTGCCCAATAGGTGCAGAATCCCCTTAAACAGCGACTTTACGCCTGTCTCAGCAAAGATTCGAGCAATTAACTCCAGCTTGCCAGAGTTAGACTTCATCATCGCCGCAATAGCCGTAGCACTCACGTTATTGAGTACATCCGGGTCTAAACCCTGCTGCTGGTCGCTAACGCCTGTACGCTTGGCCTGAACGCTATCCATGTACTCAAGCATCGGGAAAGCCTGAGCCGTTACAGCAGGAACCTCTACCGGAGTAATCGCACCAGCCGACTTCATACGGATAATGCCACCCGGAGTTGCATTAAGAGCATCATCCAAATTGACCTGACCATCGACCACACCCAGACGGGCATTGTTCGTTAGGTACAGGTTATCCAGCATCTGACGAGTAACCGTAGACTTGATTAGTTGAATGTCCATCGTCCGGTCTGCTAGAGACTGACCAAAGAACTTATGCGGAATCGGGATAGGACACAGGCTATGGAACGGTACTAAGTCACATTCCTCGTCATCTAGGATTTCGCTACCAGCGTAGACAATCTTCCGCAGTTCAGCGATTCCATCCCCATTAACGTCGATCTTGATGTAGCACTCGTAGACCTCGCAAACCTGCATCGTTGGGTCTAGGCTGATGTTCTCATCCGGCTGCTCACCCTGACTGAATCGAGCAATACGCTCAGTCGTAAACTGAAGATCGTCATAGCTAGGCAATCCCTCTACGATGTCCTTGTCGAAACCCATCGCTATGAGTTCCGAACGAGTCATCAAGCGACGATGAGCCACGAACGGGCTATCCTCAATAGTTCTTGCCGATTTGCTAATTAGGAATTCTTCTGGCGGTACGTTCTCAATCTTGACGCAACCGTACTTCTTAACCTTCTTGACCTTGACGCTGTAGTACGGAATCTGGATAGGCATACCCATCATATCCACGCCACCGTCAACCATCTCGACCTTCTGGCTCACTACCTCAATGGCAGGATCAGACAGCAATAGGGCTAGCTCGTCCTCGGTCAGGTTCTTGTAGGACTCTTTATTAACGTCCTCTTTGGCTTCCCAGTACGCCTTGACCACGCCGACCTTCATCATTAGCGCGTCTTTGAACCAGTTGTGCAGGATGATTAGACCGTCATTCTCACGGTAAAACACCCAGTTACAGTAGTCGGTAGCCTGTTTAGCGGACTCCTCATCTTCTGGAGTCTGAGGCTCAAAGGAGACAATATCCTCGGTGGTCGTAAAGACCCGGATAAGTTGGGGTAATGCACCGTCGATAGCCTCAGCTACCTCACCAGTAACAATCTGGCTACGGCCTTCTACCTCATTACCGTACGGATAACGCAGGTAATACTCTAGTGCTTTGGATCGCTGATCCGTAGTCTCGGTATCAATGTATCCGATGGAGTTATCGATCTCATTCTCGATAATCCCCTTGATTTGACCCTCATCCATCTTCATAGCAAATCCTTATGGGTTTTGCTTATTATACAATCCATTTCGTTGAAATTGGCAACGATGTCTGCCATGAACTATCGCCCTCGTCAAGACCTATCGCT